GTGTTGAAATGACAGAGTGCCCCTTCTGCCGCCGCGATCCGTTTCACTACGTCGATAACGGGGTCGGAATGGAAGCCTTCGCAGTCACATGCTGCGATCTCGGAGATTTGCTTTTCCGTGGCAAGAGAGATGTTCCAGATAAGGTCACAATATCATGGGATGAATTTGTTGAGATCGCTAATCGTCTCCGCGCCCACGACTCCGCTAGCTTCGAAGCAGGCGAACGCTCGATGCGTAAGCGGGCGGCGGCGTTAGTTGGAGCACACTCTGACTTGCCTGCGACTACAAAAATAAATGTCATTAAGGCAGGTTTTGCGCGGCGTCTCACCGTTTCGATACTCGCACTACCGACAGGAGAGACAAATGATTGAAATCCGCCGTGTGGTATTTGGTCCGAACGTGCAACTTGAGTATCGGCATTACATCCTTGGTGTCGATGCATCTGGCGCGTTTTGTCCTACCAATCAATGGTCAAACTGGAAAATTGTCGAAATAATTGATGCTGATGACGCCGCGATGGAAGATTTGATTACCTCTGGCGGAATTGCGGGTGCGCCATGATCTCCCTCATCAAACGACTTGAAGCCCTAACCGGGCCAAGCCGCGAAGTCGATGCGGAAATTGCTAAGGCAACAGGTTGGACAGCAGTCCCGTGGGAATTTGAGGGAGCACGCGGTGTGGCGTGGTACGCCAGCGGTCCCGAAGCGTATAAAGAGTGCCCCCACTTCACCGGATCAATCGACGCGGCACTGACGTTGATGCCTAAAATAAATAGGCCCAACTTCCCTTGGCTGGCAATAAAATCAAACAACCCCAATAACCCAATCGGGTGCCGGTGCGAACTGTGGTTAGACAATGTGAAAAATTATAACGGACGTGGCAAAACGCTTGCCATCGCTATTTGCATCGCCGCGTTGAAAGCAAGAGAGACTGGTAATGTTCAAATCCCTGATTGACGACATTGTATCCGTGACCGCAGATGTTGCGACAATTGCCGTCGCGCCAGTCGCTTCGGCGGTTGCCGTCGCGAAAGAGATGACGAAGCCCATTGCCGATACCGCAAGGGATGTGGTGGACTCATTGAGAAAGGATTCTTCCGATGCCGACTGAAAAGGAAATTGAAGCGGCTCTGGCCGCATGGGATAGCATTCCGCGACACAAAGACCTCGATGGACGCCAGCGTATGCGTGCAGCCCTAGAAGCCGCCGAACGTGTGAGGAATGAATCTGATGAAAAAGCCTAAAGCGAAGGTGAAGCCGGTCAGGGTCCAGCTTAAGCGAACGAAGGGCTGGAGGATGCCACCCAACACAGTGAAGGTGGATCGAACTACAAAGTGGGGAAACCCGTTTGTGGTAGGTAAGCCGGGCGGTGCGTATACATCGAAGGTGCAAAGCCACCGTCACGCATGGCAACTTTACGGGAGCATTGCCGGAGATAACGAAGCCCTTGTTGCGGCGGCCAAGATCGAGCTGCGCGGAAAAAACCTCGCTTGCTGGTGCCCACTTCCGGCAGAGCGATATGAACCTGATTGCTGCCACGCCGCCGTGCTGCTTGAGCTGGCCAACTCATAAATGCCCCGCCAGCCGTGAGGCCAGCGGGGTTAAGTTTGGTGGGCAGGCATGAAAACCAGTAACAAATTGTGAAAACCGCTAACACATGCTTGATATGTGTTAATTGCCATTCCCGAACGGGATATTTCTACGGCAAATCAACCTTCTGATTTCCGAATTTGCTAGAGCGGGACATTTTAGGAGCCGCTTCTGGTTTGAGGCTGAACGGGTGCGGAATCTGGTATTTTCTTACCGCACCAGCAAGCCCGAAATAACCGGCTCCATCTACATAATTGTCATCGCTTGATTCATCGCCCTTATAGGCGCGAACGATCTTAAGACCGGCCATCAGGATAGCCACATCACGGGCTTCTAGAGGCTCAGGAAGTGGCTTCCCCATGAGCGATAGAAGATGGCCCCATAGCTCACCGATGGCCTGTAGCGTCTCCGCTGCGTCGCCGTGAGCATTGGCGCGATCCCCGCCGACAAGATCGGCGGCGCGTTTCAATATGTCAGCCGCTTCCTTCATGCTGCGTCGTTACTTTCCGCTTGCATCTTGGCAAACTTTTGGGACAAATAGACGTGCATCATCCATTGCTGATCGAGAGACAATTCGACACTAAATCGTCGGTTGTCATTGGTCTGCAACAGCATTGTATCGTCAATGCTGTTCATGGAGAGCATTTTGGCTGGCAGGGTGGCGATCTTAATAACTTCGCTCATATCTCATACTCTTTAAACGGACCGCGTGTGTAAGCGTCGAACCGGCCTGCAATCTTGACGGCCTCATATGCAGTTGCACCAGCCGCCATTGCACCCAATGCAATTGCCGAACCGCTGCCTATTGCAACAAACCTATCACGGATGCGGCACACAGTCTTTGATTCCGATTCAAGAGCCGATATTCTCCCCCGCGAATCCACAATAATCACAGTACCATCTTTTTCTTTCGGGTAATGCTCCTCGTCCGCACCATCTTTCAGCCATTCGACGATGGCCAACCCGTATGCGATTGATCCCGCGAACCCGACAAGACCGCCACCGACGCGGTGAATTTTCTGCACACGATGTTGCAGAACACCATCAACCCAACACGACGAATCGCAAGCCATCACGCCGTCGCGGTAAGCTATCGTGGTAATTGGATCGACTCCTCTACATATCGCAGAAGGTTCCGCAACTCATCAAGGGTGGCATCCTTCTTGAGAAGGTTTGCACGCAAAGAAATAATTCGGACATTTCCCGGAACATACCCTCGGCTGTTCTCAACACGATCAAGACTTGGTGAGGCTGGATTGAAGCTTTTGCTTCCGCCGTATTCAAGAATAAGTCCAAGTACTGGGCACTTCAGAACAACATTAATATCTGATTGAGTTATTGAAAATTCAATTTTGAATTTCTTCGCCCGATGCCTTGCTTGTCTCAGGGCAAAATGAATCCAAGTTTCAGGATCGCTTCGCCTTTGCTTATTTTGGATACGTTCTTTAGCGCGATAGTTAGGATCAAGCCGCCTCTTGCGGGCCACCTCACGTTGCGCCAAAACGTATTCTTGGTTATTTGCCCGCTTCCGACGCTGGTACTCGTTATTTTGCTTTCGTCTGTGCTCCCTATATTCAGCATCGTTATGCCAAAGCCACCTTCGATAGATGGAGCTGCTTGCGCCATGTCTGCAAACCTCATCCGGCGGCAACAATTTACGTTCCAGTGTCTGGGTGTCAGGCGTTGTCATACCCGATAAACCCTGCCCCTAAATTCCACGGAATCACTATTCCAGACCTGAACAAGTTCCGGCATCAACAACCGACCATCTTTGAATGTCAGAACACAAAAGCCAGATCGCCAATCAAGCGGACCATCTTCCGTATAATCCACAAATGCCTTGTGTGACGGGTCAGCAATGCAGCCAGTGTCAACACCGTAGCGAGTGCCGTTGTAGTCAGTATATGGGACAACCTTCATGGAATGCAGGTGTCCGCAAATCATCGTCTTACCGGCCTTCAATGTGGAATTGCGCGCCGCTCCGATACCGCCGCCAAGCGGACGATGTTTCACAACAACAACATCGTTGATCCACGACGACCAGCACGGCTCCCATAGCGGGAAATGGTCTTGCAGGTGGACGCCTGCAACCTTGCGATATTCAGGGGCTATCGAGGCAAGGCGGCTTTCAAAGCGCGCATCGTGGTTGCCAAGCGTCCATACCTTGTGAGCGTGGCCAGCTGCTTCCGCGATTTGGTGCAGATGATCTTGCGCGGCCTCGATTTCGTCTTGAGGATCGGGCGCGTTTTCCCACATAATCGGAGCGTGGCGGCTGATCCTGGGGAAGTCCATCACGTCGCCGTTGAGGATGACGGCTTTAGGGGATAGCCAGCTAGCCGCCTTCTTGAAGGCCCTTAGCGCGGTGCTTTCCTTGCCCGGCCAAATATGAAAATCAGAACCGATAATAACAACGCCGTCCCTCACTTCAAATTCATAACGTTGCGGATAACGCCTATCCGGTCCGTCTACCTCAAAGGAAACACCCCTATCTCGCAATCTGGCCTTACGTTCGTTGACTTTGCGAGGCGTCACGCCTATTTCACGGGCTGCGGCATTAGTACCAAGAGCGGTAACGAGTCGAATAAAATCTTCTTCGCTGCAGGCAGGAGATGCCATTAATCACCATCAGGCGTTTTCGTAGCGGTCCAATTCGCTACACGGGATAAACCATATACCACGATATGGGTTAGCGCA